TTAATGAATGACGCACCATGACATCTGCATTTTCACGCTTGTAATTCAAATAACCACGGCGGTTCACTTCTTTGGTCATCTCTAAAAAATCCGTGACATGCTTGATATATTTCCCGACAGTATCATAAGTCCTGCCTGTTGTGTATAAGTAAGAAATATAATCAGTTAATATCTTCTGCCTATCATTATTCATAATCTTGTTTAATTAAATTATACCAATCATTGCTATCTTCAAAAAAACATCTGTATCCATTAGCCGTATGTTTGCCTCTCACTTTCCGACATATAGCACTGATCAGAGAAGGAGCCACGCCAATCATCTTACCAGCCATTTGTATCGAAGGGAATACTCCACATAATTTCTCATCCTTTATCAAAACAACGCTCTTTTTATTCATGCCTGCACCAGTCTTATGCCAAGCCCCACGTCCTTTAGACAGATTTTTTATACTTCTGGCCTTGGAACGTTTTGAATGATAAACCATTTTACGACCCTTGTTGCGAGAAACACAACCCTTTAAAAATCGTCCGGTAATAAAGTCTCTCTCAAATCGCTCAGGCGGTATATATAATTCACTCATATCTAATCAGTTTTAAATATTAATCTTTTTCGATGAAAGTGTTAGTCGTGTTTATCACACCAGCAGAATCAACGCTCTTACCATCCCGGATAAACACTTTTTCTCGCATTA